CCTAGTCAGCCGACTAGGGACCTTGATCTCTCTGGTGTCGCCAGCAGGCGCACCTGGTCACAGGAGAATGGATGCCAACTCAGCATACGGAGCTGCCGGTAATAGTACAAGCCGGGAAACCGATTTCGTACATATACCGCGACCGTACCTGGAGCAACACTCCAAACTTCTGGGCCATGCGTGACAACAGTGCTTTGTTGCCAATAAACTCCTATGATGACAGCCGAATCTCGCTGTTTCAAACCCTTGGGCGCGAAATAGTGACTCGGAAGTCGGATGGGGTGGTAACGAGTGATACTCGCATTGGCTACGCAACGACTGCGGCGCTCTTCTCTCGCCATTCCGAGCTTTCAGCTTGGGTGGCAGGGTTCGAGCCATCCGATGCATCCCTTCAGAACGAGGCAGCCGTAAAGGCGCTCGGGAAGTTGGCAGATGCAAAGGTGAATTTGCCTGTCGCAGCGGCGGAAGCGCGCAAAACTGTGGATATGATCCTGGGTAAGGCTAACCAGGTCTATCAGTTCATCAGTTCTGTGCGTCATGGGCATTACAAGTATGCCTGTAGCGTCCTAGGTATCCGTTTCAAGAAGGGCCCTCCTATTCTCAAAAAGAAGAAGGAGAGTCGCCAAGAGTACGAAGCGCGTCTGGAAACAGATTGGCACAAGTACATTCTTGAAACTAAGTATGGCTGGATGCCGTTACTTATGGATATCAAAGGCGCGGCGGAGGCGATCGTAGATACGCTTCACGGCGGACGGCTCCCGTGGCAGCAAGCCAGTGCAATGGTGACGGCGACGACACCAAAGTACAAGCGAACTGTTGACGAGGGCTATTCGAAAGGTTCCTTTTATGAAGAATCTGCTTCGGCGGTGAAAACATACAAGGTCAAGATTCTAGCAGACATATCCATGCCTGGCTTGAATCGAGCTCAGCAGTTGGGTCTGACCAACCCTGCTCTTGTGCTCTGGGAGTTGGTACCGTTTAGCTTCGTGTTCGACTGGTTTGTTTCAGTCGGTGACTACTTGCTAGCGGCCACAGCTCTTGAAGGCGTTTCCGTACGACGCGCTTTCGTCTCTCGTATGCGTGAAGTCAAAACTTCCTACTATAGCCACGCCCATCCGGCTGTCCGAACAACGGACATAACCTCGGGCTATGAGTTTAAGTTTGGAAGTTATGGGCGACGTTACACGAGAGATCCTTATGTCGTAAACCCGCTTTTCTTGTATCCTCCTGTTGATCGAGATCCCCTTAAAATGGGGCGCTTGGTTGCCGGGATGGCTCTGCTGAAAGGCAACGCTCGGAATCTCCGAGTGTAATCCCTGGAGAGCGAATGTGACCCAGATGAGGCGTATGCCTAACCCTGAAGACACGGCCTTGGATGTACTTATTACTATGTACTATGTCGTCCGAGCTATCTCCTTTGACTACGGTTTTCAGCCAAAAGCTGAGGACTGGATCGAGGAGCCGCTTTCCGACGATGAAGCAACACGACAGCGTGTCTGTGCTGCAATCCGAGACTGTGTCCACGGGACGGTAACGTCTATACTGGGACGCTAAGTAGTTTTCCTCCACCTATGCGCTTTGGCGCGAATGAAAGTGAATTATGGCAGCAGCTGCCGATCTGACCCTCAAGAACAACGCCGCCGCAAACGTGACCTTCAGCGTGTATTCGGTTGAACCCGATGCCGTTGAATGGATCGAAAGCGGCGCAACGTCGATTCTGGGGACGTCTCGTCTGCGCGTGAATCGCAAGATTCCGTCGGATAAGGCGAATGGCGTGTACCGCATCGGGGGCCGTTTGACGCGCCCCGTGGTGAACGGCACGACGGGAGTCCTTGATGGGACCCTGACCGCCAATTTCGAGATCCTTCGTCCTGCGAAGATCACGGTCGCGGAAGTTGATGAGCTGGTTGCCCGCTTTAAAGAAGCGGTTGGCCAAGCGATCATCAAGTCTGCGGCTGAGACCGGCGCAATCCCCACCTAAACCTGAAAGACAACATGACAACGACCGTTTCGATCGATGCGAACGTCGACGTTTCCCTGAGCGCGAGCTCGGGAAGCGCTGTTGTTCTTCATATCATCCTTAGCAAAGATGGTAGGACTGCGTGGCAGCACAATCTCTTTGGAGATTACGCTTACGAGCGTCAGTGCGCACGTATCGGATTCCTGACCTGGGATCTGATCAAGTCCGGTGTTTCCAAGAAGAACTTGTGGCTGGTCGTAGACCAGTTGCGAAGTCTCGCTTGGGCTCAGGGGGCGTACACCCTAGCTGAAGTGCTTGAGAAGGAGAATGACGAAGTCATTTTCCCTCAATTGCTTGACAGCGAACGTCGTGAACTCCTTCCCCAAGGAGATCACTGATGGGTGGATCTCGAGTACCTAAGCGCCTTTCAGGCGCTTGGGGTTCTGTGCTTGATCAAAGCAAGAACTGCGTAGTTGATGGCGATGCTGTCTTACGCGCGGTTGCTACGGATTTGTTTGTGTCACTCGACACTCCTGTCTCGCTTAGTTGCGAGATTATGCTTCGCTATGGGGACCTGAACCAATTGGTTCGGAAAACCATAGATGCCAGATCTTATAATTGTCCTAGCGCTTTTCGGGATGACTACCAAGCCATCTCGTTCGTGCGGAAGACTCCCTTCAAGGTAGAAGGTTTAGATCCGGAGGCGGAAGCCCGGCTGAAGTTTGCCGAGGCTGAAGCTTTATGCAAGGAGACTAATTTGCGAATCCGGAACTTCCTTCGTTACCCCGAAAGGGCAACGGACGTGGTGCGTCGGGGATGTACCCTGACGATTGACGCCATAAGAGAGGTTCTTGGAGACGCGGTTAGTTCGTCTGAGTGGCTCCGTAGTTGTCGTTTCGGCCCGGGGGCGTTTAACCACCCCTCCGTGCGCGGGCTCACGTCCGTCTACGATAAACTGCAAGTCCACCCTTCGGTCACTCGTGACTTTAGGGAAGCGGGGGCGCTGCTCGTGCAGAGCTCGCCTGCGTGGGCGCGAAGCTTAATGGATTCGGAAGTCGAGGGGTTTTGGCCCTTCGTAGACCCGGGTTTATTGAGCATAGCGCTCGGTAACCGAGTAACATTTGTCCCGAAATCCGCCACGACGGAACGCGCGATAGCCATTGAGCCGCTTGTCAACATCTACGCCCAGTTGGGCTTAGGTGCTATGATTAGGCGACGCTTGAAGGCGTTTGCGCATATCGATCTCAACGAGCAGTGGTTCAATCAAGAACTTGCACGCGAAGGATCGATTCGTGGTTTCTTGGCCACAGCGGATCTCTCCAGCGCATCGGACACGATCGCTAGAGAGGTTGTGCGGCTGCTTCTGCCGGAGCAGTGGTACGCCCGTTTAAATGCATGTCGATCAAAAGTCGGCGTGCTAGACGGTCAACCGTTTGTGTATGAGAAGTTCTCCTCTATGGGGAATGGGTTCACGTTCGAGTTAGAGAGCCTTTTGTTTTGGGCTCTTGCACGCTCAGCGTGTATCATCACCGGATGTGCCGACATGGTCAGCGTCTATGGTGATGATATCGTAATACCAGTCGAGGCCTTTCCGGCGCTTGAGGAACTTCTTGACTTCTTTGGCTTCAAGCTTAACCGCAAGAAGTCTTTTTCGTCAGGAGTATTCCGTGAGTCGTGTGGGAAAGATTGGTACGACGGGTCAGATGTCCGTCCGTTCCTTCAAAAGGAACTACCGTGTGAGCTTCATCAGCTCTTTGCGCTCGCTAATGGTCTGCGCCGCGTGGCTAATAGGCGTTCACACAATCTTTACGGTTGTGACAAACGTTTATTGCCCGCTTGGCAACAAGTCCTGCGAGCGATCCCTCGATGCATTGCGGCAAGCGTTTGTGTCCCTGCTCACGCCGGTGACACAGACGGAATAATCCGCAATTGGGATGAGGCCCAGAGTTCTCCCTTCGTGCATGAAGCACGAGGATGGGAGGGCCACTGGGCTACACGGTTGACCCCGGTCTCAGCAGAGACTCCTCGAGTACATCACTTCGAGGGAGCAGTAGCTTCGCTACTGTATCGGGCAAGAGACGGATTTGGAGATGACTATGCCCCTGTTGATCCAAGACAGGGGAGAGACGTCACCTTCAGGTTGCGGTACGGTGCCTTTTATGGCCCGTGGACTGACCTAGGACCCTGGAACTAACCAGACCTAGATCTTTCGGGGATGACCCCTAGGGTGTGGAAGCTGCGAGG